GTTTTTGAATCTGGTGCAGTACAAGACATGTGTGGTGAAGATGTATCTTTCTGTCTCGATGCGATTGAGGCAGGTTTCAAAATCTGGTGCGATCCACGGATTCGTGTAGGTCACGAAAAGACGAGAGTAATCTGATAATGAACATTCTTTATAAGGGTGAGATACTACATTCAGATCTCACTTACGAAGAAGTCACGGAAGTTCTTGACAAACTTGCATCCCAGTTTTATGATACTGGGGAATACAATCCGAATGAAATTGAATTGGAGGAATTAAACAATGGCACGTCGTCCTAATTTTACTGGTGCAGAATCAGTGGAGTCCAAACCCAAGAAATCCCGACAGGGAACTGGGAAGCACACAAAGTATGCTGCAACTTCTCGTAATAAAGCACGCAAGCGTTATAGGGGTCAGGGAAACTGATGGAAGTTTTTGATGAGTGGTCACAAATTCATCAAAATGATCTTTGGGTTTACAATAAACTCATTTTGAGTCGGAAATTAGGGTATTTGTGTGGTCCTGCTGGATCACCAGTACCTTATTCCGACTTTTTTATTGTACGTCCTGTGATGAACTTTATGGGTATGGGACGGTTTGCTCGTTTTGAAGTGATTAAAAAAAGTACTGAATATCTACATCCAGGGGAGTTTTGGTGCGAAATATTTAAAGGAACTCATTTATCTGTTGATTTTCATCGGAAACAGTGTGTTCTTGTGGTTCAGGGATTTAGAAACGCGGATAACTCGTTATATAAGTGGAATAAATGGGAAAAAATTGATGAGAAAATAGAATTCCCTCACATTTTGTATGATTTGATAGGTGATTATGAATGGATCAATTGCGAATTTATAGGAAATAAGTTAATCGAAGTTCATTTTCGACCAAATCCAGACTTTCGTTATGGAAATAATGTTGCAATACCTGTTTGGGATCATACTACAATAGAATTAGAAGGTAAATATAAGTATGTTGAGGATGAAGATTACTTAAGAAAAGGATTTTACATTGATTAAAGGGATAGAAACCCCTTAAAAAGTTCTGTTTTACTTAAAAAGGAGAAAACAGATGGCAATGAATCCAAATCCAGACCGAAATAAAGAATATATGCGTGAAGTTTGGGGTACAAATTCACTAATTACTGACTATAATGAACCAACAAGGAAGAAACAGATGCTCCGTGAGATTACTGAGGATGATATGACACCCAAAAAGCATGATTTAAAGATACAAAAAGAAATTCATGAGAGAATTCGTAATGATAATGATTATGATGATTGGGAGTATGGTACAGAACCTATTTTTGGGTGACTAAATAAGATAGATTTATAGGTTTTTAATGCCTTTAGAACGGGTAAGTCCAGGATTTAAAGATATAAGTGGATCGTTTTTATACAATCCACTTAATAATGACATAATTGCACTCAAAAATGAGACTGCGATTGCTCGTTCTATTCGCAATATAATATTAACACAAAGAGGGGAAAAATTTTTTGACCAAGACTTTGGATGTGATATAACAAATTATCTTTTTGAAAACCTTAGTGATATTTCTGCAGATACAATTGCAGGACAAATCAGACAATCAATTTCAACATATGAGCCAAGAGTTGAATTAAAAGATGTTGTTGTTTCTGCAAATTATTCGACTTTAGAATTTGATGTAAACATAACTTATTTTATCATAGGCATTGATGCTCGCCCACAACAATTATCATTTGCATTACAGCAAACACGATAGATGACATTAGCAAATTTTTCAAATTTAGATTTCGATCAAATAAAACAATCAATTCGTGAGTACCTACAATCGAATTCAAATTTTACTGATTATGATTTTGATGGATCTAATCTATCAACAATAATTGATACTCTAGCATATAACACTTACATAACCTCATATAACGCTAACATGCTTAGCAATGAGGTTTTTATTGATAGTGCTACATTAAGAGAAAATGTTGTTTCTCTGGCAAGAAATATTGGATATGTACCAAGATCCATAACTTCTGCAAGAGCAACTATAAGTTTCTTTGTAGACATTACAAATTTGACCATTAATAATCAAACTGCAGAAAATAATCCTCTACAATTAATTTTACAAAAAGGAATTGCATTTACATCGAATTCTTTTAGAGGGTCTCCTGGACAAAATTTAACTTTTACTGTAAAAGATAATGTTACAGTACCTGTAGTAAATAATATTGCATTATTTGAAAATGTAGAAATTATTGAAGGAACTCCAATCACAGAGTCATTTACAGTTGATTTTTCAGTTCCAAATCAAAAATTTATATTATCTAATGCAAATATTGACACTTCAACAATATCAGTTTCTGTTAGGGAATCTCAAAATTCTAATAATAGTATAATTTTTAATTTAGCAAATAATCTTTTTGATGTAAATTCAAAATCTAAAATTTTCTTTATTCAAGAAATAGAAGATCAAAGATATGAACTTATTTTTGGAGATGGTATATTTGGAAAAAAATTGAATAATGAAAATGTAATAGAAATAACATATAACATAAGTAAAGGTGATGTTGGAAATGGTTCCTCAGGATTTAACTTTGCTGGTAGAATATTTGATAATCGAGGTAGATTAATAACTTCAAGTATTTCTCAAATTACCACAGATTTATCTGCTTATGGCGGAAAACCAATAGAATCTGTAGAATATGTAAGAAGATATGCTCCAAGAATTTACTCTGCACAAAATAGAGCAGTAACTGCAAGTGATTATGAAAGTATAATACCAAAAATCTATCCAGAAGTGGAATCTATTTCTGTATTTGGAGGAGAAGAATTGTCTCCTCCAAAATTTGGAAAGGTTTTTATTTCTATTAAACCATTGAATGGACCATTTTTATCGAATCAAGTAAAAGAAAATATTAAAAGAGATCTTAAAAAATATAATGTTGCAGGAATAGTCCCTGAGATGTTGGATCTTAAGTATCTTTATGTAGAATATGATAGTACGATATATTATAACCCTAATTTAGTTCAAAGTTCATCAAGAGTAATAAGTATAGTTTCAGACAATATTGAAAAATATTCAAAATCATCCGAACTTAATGCATATGGATCAAGATTTAAATATAGTAAATTTTTAAAGTTAATTGACGATTCAAGTAATTCTATAACTTCAAATATAACTAAAATAAGAATGAGGAGAGATATGAGGTGTGAATTAAATAAATTTGCAGACTATGAAATTTGTTATGGAAATGAATTTCACATCTCATCAAAGTCCGGATTCAATATTAAATCTAGTGGATTTAAAGTTGCAAGTTTGAATCAAGTTGTATATCTAACCGATATTCCACAAACTGAAACAGAAGGTAAGATAGTATTTTTTATTCTCACAAATGGAACTTATAAAATTGTTAGAACAAATGCAGGAAAAGTAAATTATTTGAAGGGAGAAATCATATTAAATCCTGTAAATATATTAAGTACATTAAAACAAAAAAATTCAGATAGTATTATTGAAATTTCGTGTGTACCAAAATCAAATGACGTAATTGGATTACAGGATTTATATTTACAACTAGATATAAGTAATAGCACTCTAACAACATTAGAGGACTCTATTTCTTCTGGAAGTGATGTTTCTGGAACACAATATAATACTACATCAAGTTATCTCAACGGATCCTTAATAAGAAAGTAAGATAAAATGTTTAATAAAAGAGTTAAAGTATCTTCAATCATTAATAATCAGCTTCCAGAATTTGTTAGGTCTGAGTTTCCATTAGTAGCAGAATTTTTAGGGCAATATTATCATTCACTTGAGTCTAGTGGGAATCCATACGACTTAATGAATAATATTGATGAGTATGTAAAAGTTGATAATATTACTAATATTATCAACTCCACTAATTTGAATGGAGATGTAGATTTTTTCGACAGGATAATTGTCGTCGATTCTACTTCAGGATTTTCAGATACTTTTGGTCTTATACAGATTAATAATGAAATTATTTGCTATGAGTCAAAGACAGAAACTACTTTTGAAAATTGTTATAGAGGATTTTCTGGTGTAACCTCATATAATTCAGACTCAAATATCGATGAATTAACTTTTTCATCTTCCACAAGTGATACTCATTCTGATAGGGATGTTGTAATTAATTTAAACTCCTTATTACTTTCAGTATTTTTTAATAAAGTAAAAAAGCAAATAACACCAGGATTTGAAGATAGAGAATTTTTCGATAGTTTAAATGAAAGACTGTTTGTAAAGCAGGCAAATAATTTTTATGCATCAAAGGGAACCAAAGAGTCGTTTAGAATTCTTTTTGGTGCTATTTTTGGAAAACCTGTTGATGTTATTTTACCACAGGAATATATCTTTGAGCCTTCTGATGCGGATTGGAGAGTTACAAAGAATTTAGTTGTTGAAGTAATAGAGGGTGATCCACTAAATCTACTTAATGCGACATTATATCAAGATAAAACTGATTACACAGAATCTGCTAGAGGAACAATAACATCTATTGAAAAAATAACAAAACTGAATAATTCGAAAATTAATTCATTTTCAGAGAGTATATCTGAAAAGTCTGCAGAAGCAATAATCAAAAATTATTATATTCTAAGTTTGGATTTTGATTATGATAAAGACATTATATCGAGAGGAACACTTTTAGGGGAATTTAGAGTTCATCCAAAAACAAAATTAGTTTCTGATATTAAATCAGATTCAAATGGCATTGTAAATCAATCATATCTTGATGTAGATTCGACATTGGGATTTCCTTCAAGTGGAAATTTATATCTAGATCTTCCAAACGGAAGTAAGATGGAAGTAACCTATACATCAAAAACTACTAATCAGTTTCTTGGTTGTATTGGAATAAATCAAGTAGTCAATGCTGGAGAAGAAGTAAAGGACGATGATTTTGCTTATGCTTTTGGTAATGATGGGGTTCAAACAAAAGTTAGAATTACTGGAGTTATTTCGGATTTAGATACTTCAAGAACTCATAATTTATTAAACAAAAATAATATTATAAAATACAAATCACTAGGAAAATCTGACAAAGATAATTTAAAATTGAACAATTGGATTTTAAATGTACCTTCATATTACAATCTAAAACCATTAACTAATAATAGTATCTTAAATAATTTAACTTTTGAGTATTTTGTAGAGACATATGATGCAACAGATTTTTCTATTGGCGATAAAATTTATTTGGTAAGTTCGAAAACAGGAAGAACTGGTGAGGGAGAAATTGTTTTTGTTGGTGGATCTAATAAAACAGATTTAAACATAAAAGGTCAAGGTCAGTTAGACATTACTGCAAATTATACTATTCATAGAATTGTATCCAAATTAGATATTCAAGGATATCCAGAATTATCTATTTTTAATTCAAATATTTCTAACACTTATTTTGATGTTGAAGATGGTTCAGTTTATATTACTACTCCATCTTTACCAAGTTATAAAAATTCTCAACTTAAAGTAAATGATTTAGCTCACACTATATCATCTTTTTCTAAAGATGATAATGATAATGGAGTTACACTTATCAATTTAAATCCATTGAGTATTGATATTGGGTTTAGAAATGCTTATCTTACAGGCGATTTATTAATTGTAAAAATTGATAATGAAACTAAAGATCAAATCATCGGATATGTAAAAAGAATTAATAATACGCAAATTAAATTATCTCAAACTAGATCTAATTTAATCTCAGAAAAATTTATAGATTTTTCTGATTATGTTGGATATTCATCCAACATAGAGTTTTTCAATTTAAACGAATTAGATGTAACAACAAATTTATATACTACAAAAACACTACAACCACAAAAATTAATTAGAAAACTAAGTGATCCAGAATCAAATGGTAAAGTACCAGCAGAAACTTTACCAGGATCTATAGGAATATTTTTAAATGGAGTAGAAATACAAAATTATAAATCATCAGACTCCATTTTCTATGGCAAAATAAATTCATTTGATGTTCTTTCTGAAGGAACTGGATATGATGTAATAAATCCTCCAGTGTTAAATGTATCAGATTCTAATGGTAGTGGAGTTTCTGGGGAATGTTCAGTTTCAGGTTCTTTAGTGAGGATAGATATATTAGATCAAGGATTTAATTATCTAGAAGTACCAAAAATTATTATTGCTGGAGGAAATGGTACTAATGCAAAAGCAAGAGCATCTCTTGCTCTTTATGATTATTTTGTAGATGTTTTCGTAAATTCATCGTCCGTATCATCAAATAGCATTACTTTTGATAAACCTCATAATTTTTCAGATTTTGAAGAAATTGTATATGAAACAAATAATTTATCAAATATAACCGGACTTTCTACAAATTCATCATATTTTGTGAAAGTTGTTGGAATCAATACTATTCAGTTATATCCAAGTGCAAATAGTATTGAGGATGGGAGTAATCTAACAATTTCTACATCTGGAAATATTGGAATTCAAAGATTTAGATCTGTAAAGAAAAAGAGAAAATTAGAATCGATTTTTATTGAAAATAGTGGCGAAAATTACACCAATAAAAAAGTATTTGCATATACATCAAAATCGGGCATAAGTACTTTTTCAAATCTGATAAAAATTGATAATCACGGTTTTAATACTGGAGAAATAGTCACATATACGCCAGTATCAGATCCAATCGGTGGGTTAACAACGTCAAATTATTATGTCAAAACTATAGATGAAGATACTTTTAGATTATATGAAATTGTTGATGAGGAAGGAAAAAATGCAGACTTTAATTTACAGTCAGATCAATATATTGAATTAACTTCTAATGGGGGAGAATCTCACGAATTTAAATACCCAGATATCGAGGTAAGTATTTCTGGAAACCTACAAATTCCAACATTAAATACGGATTCTTCATCATTTGAAGCGGAATTGCAACCCATTTTTAGAGGTGGATTAAAGTCTGTATTTTTAACTTCGAATGGATCTGGATATGGAAATAATGAAATTATTAATTATTCAAAGCAACCAGATATTAGTCTAAACTCTGGTTCTGGAGCGGAATTGGGATTTACTATTAATAATGGAAGAATAACTTCAGTTTTTATTACAAATTCTGGATCTGGGTACAATAGTCCTCCAAACATAGTCATTACAGGTGATGGTAATGGGGCACAATTAGTACCTATAATAGACTCCGGATTGCTTATAGACGTACTAATAATTTCTTCTGGGGGCGGATACACTAAACAAAATACTACAATTGATGTTATTAACTCCGGAAATGGCGGCGAATTATTTGCAAACATAAACGAATGGAATATCAATCTAGCTAAAAGAGTTCCCTCTTTAATAAGTGAATTCAATATTCAAAATACTGATGATGGTTATGTTACGGTAGGAGCAAATGAAATTGGACTTCAATATAAGCACATTTATGCAAGTAGGAAAATAAGAGAATCTTTAAATGATATTACATTTGATGGAGTAGAGATATCTAGAAACGTCCATTCACCAATTATTGGATGGGCTTATGATGGAAATCCAATTTATGGTCCATATGGATTTACCAATGATAATGGAACTGGTCCAATTAAAAAAATGGTTTCTGGATATGAAAAAGTAACTTCTCCAGGATCCCAATATAGGCCAGAAAATTATAGTATCGGATTTTTTGTAAATGATTATCAGTTTACAAATCCTATTAACGCAGATTTAGATATCTTTAATGGAAGATTTTGTGTTACTCCAGAGTTTCCAGAAGGAATTTATGCATATTTTGCTACAATTTCAGAAAATATTGACCAACAAACAAAATATTTTATTCCAGAATTTCCATATTTAGTTGGCAATCAATTTAAATCAAAACCAATACAATTTAATTTTGATGTATCTTCAAATAGTGATGTAATTGATATAAATTCAACAAAGTGGTTGAGAAATACCTATCCATATAATCAAACAAAATTAAATGGATCATATGATTATTTCTTGAACTCTGTTGATCTAAAAGTAGATTCTACTATAAATGAGGTAAGTTCT